GTTCCCGTTTAACGCCAGTCTCGCTAGGCGCTCGGCCTTTAGGGCCGAGATCGGTTTTCCATGTGGACACGAGATTTTGTAAATGCCGTTGAGCACGGCGTACGCAGCAGATTACTCTACTATCAACTGATCGGTATAATACCGGCGTACATCCCCGGTGTGGATGATTGTCGCTGACTGTATCGGGTCTGTTACATCCAAGTTGGCCATCAGCAACCGAGTGAAATCAGGTCTCCCAGACTCCATAGCTACTTCCATGCCTTTGTAACTGTATTCAGTATGGTGCAGCTTTTCATTGTAATCATCCATGAAGTACGAGTAAGCGCGTCTGCTCAATTTAAGTCCGGTATCTGCGATGCGCTTTGTCAGATACCACCCTATAAATATATTATCTTTGAGATAATGTAAGAGGGACAACGTTATGGCGATAGCGTGCTGCTTTCTCGTCATGGTTGTCCTCTTCTTTCTGGTAATTCGGACTTTAGATGAGTGTTGGCCTCCTCCTATCATACGTTCCTCTTTCCTGTTGACGTAGATGTGGCCGAACCCATCGATGACTATCTTTGATAAGAACGTAGCAAACCGCTCGTTCACCTTAAATCCATCTGGACAAGACTGACCAAGCCCGTGATGGACCGCTACTCTCTTCTTAGTATCATATAGAAATTCAAATTTCTCTTTCAATTTAGGTGTGATGTACTTATCGTTTATACGCATAAGTACGTCATCACCTGACACCCATAGTCTATAGCCCGTTTTTGGTACCCCAGAAATATGCATCCAGTAACTAGCATAACCTATTACTCTAAGAGTATTACCTAGTGTAGTCCTGGATGGGTGTCCTGAGAATACTGTGGAACATATCAGCCCTTTAGCCATGCATGCTGGTCTCTGCTTAAGAGCTATCCTCTCCTTATATCGTACGACATACTTCCAGGTAGAGGTTGTTAGTATCCTATACCCTAACCAATATAGACACGGTGGTAGATTAGACATAAGAAACGCCTTTTCATACAACCGTCCTAACACATAATGGTCCACTGCTTCAATGAGCGTAATGTGTTGGTGAGAGTCATGGCTACTACCATCATATTCCAGGAATTTAGAGGTGCCTATGCTCTCCGAATCTCTCTCTAACTTCTTTGCCAATTTCTCAGCATTCAAGCCATGTACGAATTCAGGATACATTTCTTTGAGCATAGGTATAATTAGCCAGGTCATGTAACCCCCTATGCATCTTACCAGATTGCTAGGGCAGAATACACATCTTGGTCTTGTATCAGCCGCAAAAGCGCATTGTTCTCCTCTCTTTACAGCCGGCGCTAATGTGAAGTCTGCTTCCGCTCTTTCAATATACGCGTCGTAATCCGTCTTATACCTAACCGCGATCTTCTTTTCTCTACTGTCAAGGTATGATTCGAGAGGGCGTTCTATCATAGGATATAAACTCTTATTCAACCTTTCTTCAAAATCCTTTCGAACAAATTTGCCGTAATCCACGGCCACTTTTGGCTGGGGGAGTATCTTTGCATTAAAGGTCCTCCCGAATACAGCGCCAAAGACATTCTTGTCTCCGCTGTGCATTATATGCGGCCTACAATCACCGTATATGCTAGTCATCCGATAGCCTGTAGAGAACCACTTAGCAGCTCTCTTGGGCATGCAAGATACTAATGACTTGAGCTCGGCGAATGAGGTCTCTTTCCCGAATACTGTAAAATACTTAGTGTTTCTACTAGCGTAATTCGGTTCGGTGATCTGTAGGTACCGCTTATCTGACATGTCTCCTTCAAAGTAGTCTTCATCGGGATGTCCCAACCCCGCTAGGTTTCTATCCCTAGCTAGATGGAACACACCTCTGAAATTCCTGCTTTTAACATACCTCTTAGTCAGATCTCTATAGCTTGTGAAACCTATAGCCACAGCCAATGGTAATACAATCATGCTATAGATGTGCGTCATTGTATCGTCTACATACTCAGCTATAGCAATCAGTAGTAGTACGAATATCCACGCTAGTAGGCCCGTGGAAAGATGAACTAGTCCCAACTTAACTTTTTCATCTGTTTTAACCCTCTCGGGCAAGAAGAACTTATGTATAGGTTTCTTGAACCTCAAATACAAAGCTATTTCTACTAGTATGACAATATACTTCGTGCCCCACGAAGTTTCCCA